GGGATATCATACGCAGAATAAGACAGACCTGCCGACGGAAGATTTACCTTGGGCGCAGGTCCTTTTACCCATTACTTCATCGGGAATCTCTGGCATTGGCCAAACGCCATTAGGCCTCGTAGAAGGTTCGCATTGCGTGGGCTTCTTTAGGGATGCGCCATACAATCAAGAGCCTGTGATTATCGGGAGTTTCCCTGGCATTCCCAAAGATTTTTCGAATACGGCCAAGGGGTTTAGCGATCCTGAAGGAATTTATCCTAAATACAAAGGAGAGCCTGATACCAATAGATTGGCCGTGAATTGGGGCGATGGCCCAATGACCAAAGAAAACCCCCACGCTTATTTGTCTTTGCGTAGCTTGACTCGTATTACGGGAATTGCCACGGCCGACTTTGACGCACAAACGGCCGCAGATGGTTCGACTATGGCCGCTTCTGATGGCACAACCTGGGATCAACCGGAGTTAGCTTACAAGGCCATTTACCCAAAGAATCACGTTTATCAAACCGAATCAGGCCATATCAAAGAGTATGACGACACGCCTTTATCAGAAAGAATTTACGAGAGCCACGCTACTGGGACCTCGTATGAGTTGGACCCTGCCGGCAATCGAATCGACATTATCAAAGGAAGCTCCTATACGCTGACCAACCTTAATAACCATATTAGTATAGGGGGCAATTCAGACATTACTATAGATGGCCGACATAAAGTCTATATCAACAAAGGAGGCCTTGCTAACAACCATTACGATATACAGGTGGGGCCTAATGCCAGTGTTAATGTACAAGTTGACGCAGGGGATATAAACCTAGTAACTATGGCCGATGGTAACATCAATGTCAATGCCTCGGGTAATTACAATGTGAAGGTAGGCGGCAATTACACAATGACCGTGGCTGGTAATAGAACGATTTCCGTTGATAAGGCCACAACCGATGAAACCCAAGGCGCCGTGATTCACCGAGGTAAACGAATTGACCTTAACCCATAAAACTATTAAAATCGGCTGGGGCTTCTAATCTATAAATGCAATATGAATCTATAAAGATATCCCGGCCTTTTATTATGAAAATTTCTCGGAGAAATTTTTTATGATAACAAGATTGGTCATTCTACTATTACTTGCAATCGCACTATTCCTGGCCTATCAATGGACCTTTAATATGTTGCTAGGGGTTTATGCTTAATGTGGTGGTTTATAAAGGATTTGCTTATTGACACACTCCCTTGGTTATTGTGTTTTATTTTAATATGTGTTATACTAGCGTTGATAATGTAATATAAATATTATTTTAGTATGACCCCTTTGAACAAAAAGCGAAAAGTTCATAGGGTTCTTATTTCTCAAAATTCCAATCGTACATTTTCTGATACAGATTTTATTGTCTATTGTCAAAAGGCTTTGTTTAGCAATGACATATGGCATATTACGATTGAAGATTGGCCTTCGGGTTATTGCGAAGCCTATACAGACACTTTACGCTTACATCATCGCTGGAAGCCTTTAACATTATATTATGAAGCCAAGGGAAATTATATATATGTGTGTAGAACACTCACCAGAAAACCCTAAGCTACCTAAGCGCCCACACAGCAAATCTCAACGCAAACGCAACGAAAAAAAACGAAATCGTGTTTCTTATGGTTATCAACCTAATAATGGCCTGACTTTATACTATAAAAAGTATATCGAAAAAAATGACGGAAAAAATTCTTTCGCTCTCTCAAGCGAATGGGAGGATGATGATGTTAAGTGTTGAGATTTTTCGGCGTTTCGATTATAAATAATAAGCAATTACATCATCTAATATCAACAATTTAAAATTTAAGTTTATTAAGAATGTGCTTTGGTTTGCTAGGCGTTAAAAACTAGCGGGTAGGGGCGGGCTTAGATTATTACGAAAGGATCATATTATGGTTAAAATGTGGGGACTATGGTTACTCATTTTCAATTTCTATACCGGTAGCTGGGAACCAGCACCTATTAAGGGAGCGGTATGGTTTGAAAAGCAAGAAACTTGTATTGAAGTAATGGCAGAATATAATCGTATGATGATGATGACAAATACCGCTTTTCGTTTTGTTTGTGAAGAACAAGAATTTACAGGTGAAGAAGATAAACCAACAACAGCACCTGACAACAATAAATATAAGAAAAAACCTAATACTAATAAAACTGGGCAATCTATTTAATTGACTTTATGAAGTATTTTTTAATACTTTGGCTAATTACATTGGAGCATCCCCAAGGTATAAACTATTTTTACCTGGATACTTCGTTTGAAAACCAACCAGCGTGCTATAATTATATGTTAAGTAATACGAAAGAAATACAAGCCCAAGTTAATGAGAAATACCCTGGTGGCTTTATTGATGATATTGATTGTATGGATGAATTATGGGTAGACCTTAATAAAGATAATTTAGAACAACCGCTTTGGAAAAAAGTAGATTAAATGCGTTCAGTTTATTTTCTGCTTATGTTATTTGTATTATTAGCAATTGGATTATCATTAATTAGTTGCACACAGCCCTGGTATAAAGGGTGGAAACCAAAAGTCAGTTGTCAAGTTCAAAACCCTAATGATATAAAAGATTTAAAAGACAATTGTATTAGACAACCTGAATTAGGTATCGTAAAGGAATTCTAAATAGTTATATGAAGATATTATTAACAATAATACTCATTGTTTTAATACCTGGCATTATAATGGGTCTAATATCTTCTTACAGAGCCGGCAGACTATTTAAATGGCAGAAGCCAAAAGAATAAAAGCCTTAATAGAATTGATAAAAGGATTTTGGTACATTTATATTAAAGGCAGACATCCCGCCCAATTTAAACATTGGTATCAGGAATGGTGGAAACCTTTATATTGGAATTAAAATGGATAGAACAAAAGAAGAAATAATAAAAGAAATAAAATGGGTGTTAGAAGATAAGGTTAAGCCTAGTGTCGCCCAACATAATGGTGTAATTAATTTTATGTCTTATGATGATGGTGTTGTTAAACTAGAAATGGCAGGTAGCTGTTCTGGTTGTGCTATGTCCAAAATGACTTTGCAACAAGGTGTAGAAAATTTACTTAAACATTATGTACCCGAAGTTCAAGCCATTGTTAGTGAAGATGATGACAAAGCAAAAGAACAAGGTTATACTCCATATTTTCCTAGCGCTTATGATATGTAATGATAAAAATTTTAGACAACGCACATAAAAGAATTAACGAATTAAGAGAACAACATAATAAAAAATTTGTTCGTCTTTCTATTAAAGGTGGTGGTTGTGCTGGGTTTGGTTATGATTGGTCCTTTGAAGATACAGCTGGAGAAAAAGATATAGTTGTAGATGATTTATTATTAGTGGACAAAATATATGAAATGTATATTTTAGGTATGGAGTTAGATTTTAAAAATGATATATTTGGTGCTAACTTTGTATTCAATAATCCTAAAGCAAAAAGTTCCTGTGGTTGTGGAACATCTTTTTCAATATGAAAGAAGTTGGTGGCAGATGGCATTAAATGGCGGAGTGTACGGGATTCAAACCCGTGGTCTCTTCCGTGACAGGGAAGCGTGTTAATCAAGCTACACCAACACTCCGTAATTTATTATGGCCTACCTGGTAGGACTTGAACCCACAACCTTATCGTCCGTAGCGATACGCTCTATCCATTGAGCTACAGGTAGATATAAAACTATTTATGGCGCTAAAAAAAAGGGCGTCATTGACGCCCCTTAATAATAATTAAATTATTCTAGTATGCAATCACATACCATTTGAATCCTTCTGCGTCAAGCATTTTTTTAATTTCAAGGACATTTTCAATCGTGCCGTCATAATAGATGTAATTATTAAATCTTTTATATACAACAATTCTAGCCACATTATTGTCCAATCATTCTGTAATAAGCAGGATCATTTAAATAAACAGGACCAGTCCATTTAACAATATAATTGCCAAATATATTTCCTCTAGGTTTATTTAAAGCAGGTGTTAAGTAAGAAGCAGCTTTTAATATATCGCCTTTCTTCCAATCTTTACCTCTAATTGTTTTATCCTCTTTTACAATAAATCCCCAAATACTATTACCTGAATAAATCTTGTAATAATATTTTGATTCTTTCATTGTGATACCATCGTTAAATTCTTTTATCATATTGTTTCTAACGGTATCGTAATCACTTCCACCTTTTTTACTCCACATTGAATAGTCTAATTTGATTTTATCAATTAGCATATCTAATGCTTTTTTCATTTCAGTTTCAGTTACAATCATTAATGTTTTTTTATTATAAACATTAGCATAAACATCTTTCATATTATATCGCCTCCGCAATTACTTCGTCAACATTTAACTCATCTATTCCACATAAGTTAACATTATTAACTGCAAGTAGTTTTGTTCTAGCAATATCAATACTCATAATATTACTTTTAACTTCCGAAAGTATTTTATCTACTTCCTTTTCAGCACAATCCTGTGCCCATTGTTTCACTTTACCCATTATTTGTCCTCCTTTGACATAGTGTATATTGTTAAAAATCCTGAAATTAACATAATTCCAAACATTATAAAGAACATAGTCCAGTTCTCATTACCTAAACAATGTCCTTTGCAATCCTCTATATATCCAACTGCAAAAATAGCGGAAAAAATAGTTATAATTGATAGTATATTTTTTATCATTATGCGAATTCCTTTCTCCACTCATCTGCAATAGAATACCATATTGTTGGATATTCAGTATTACTAATTTTACTTTTATAGATATATTCAGGTCCCCTTACTGATAATCCTCTAATATCAAAAGCAGTCTTTCCTTTGATTGCTTTTGTATATGCTTTTTTTGCATTTTCTAATGATTTATAAGGTCCAGACCTATCAATAGTTGTTGATAATCCGTCTAAATCAAACTCACAATCAGTTAGATAAAATCCCTTCTTACAAAGATAAGGATTTAGATTAAATCTACTCATTTATTATATATTTCCTTTCATAGTGTTTATACTGCTATATTAACGGAAAAACCTAGTAAAATCAAGCAAAAAATGGCATATAAGTCCGTTTTTTCCGTTGGAAACCCTAGGTTTTTCGGCATTTGAGAACGATTCGCAACAAAATATGAGAACAAAGTGAGAACATTGACAAATTTTAATCATTTGATACCGTAGATTCGCACTTTTAAAGTTCATATAAATATTATAATTAAAAACATTGAAATGGAGTGATAAAAATGGCAAAAGAGCGTGAATTTAAATTTACAGACGGCAAGGAATTGCAGGAAACGGTAACAGCAATGTCTTGGAAGAAAGCTGTAAAGAGTTTTCAAAATAAATTTAAAAATAAATTGATTTATATTGAATGGATTAGTAAAAAAGGTCAGGAAATGACAAAATGGCAAAAACTACCAGTAGGTAGAAAAGATAAGTTAGGACGATAATGAGTAATATTGATAATTTAGTAGAGCAGTTAAGTAAATTAACGGTTGTTGAAGCAGGTGAGCTTTCCAAAAAATTGGAAAAAGCGTGGAACCTAGATTTAGCAGCTTTAACAGCTGGCCCAGCTCAAACAGCAACTGCTGTTGAAGAAGAATCAAATTTATATGATGTAATTTTAACTGGATTTGATGAGTCTAAAAAGATAATGGTTCTTAAAAAATGTAGAGAATACAAAGAAATGGGTTTATTAGAAGCTAAGACCTTTGTAGAAAATTGTCCTGGAAAACTTAAAGAAGATATAGACAAAGAAGAAGCAGAAAAAATCAAAAAAGCATTAGAAGAAGTTGGCGGAAAGGTGGAATTAAAATGATAGAACCTATAGATACTAAAAAAGTAAAAGAATGGTTTACTAAAAGTTCAGTACCAAATTGGGTATTAGTAGTAATCGTAGTTATTTGGATAATTGCATAATGCCGGCAGTAAGTAGAAAAGCGGATGCGTTATCAACGGGTCATATTTGTGCCTCAACAACGATATTAGATACACCAGGTCAAGGTACTTGTTATGCAAATAGTATTTTAATAGCAAGAAAAACTGACCCTACGGTATCGCATCCTTTTCCCCCAGCACCTCCTTGCGCTCCACACGTTGCTGTAGTTAATGTTGGGTCATCAACCGTATATGTTGAAGGTTTAGCAATTGCAAGAATCGGCGATAGTACAGACGCAGGAGCAATGACTGCAGGTTCTCCAAATGTATATGCAGGCGGTTAGATAAATCATATAAATATTGTTATGGCATACTCAAATTATGACGCAACAAGTACCAATAAATCTAAAAGGTCAGTTAGACTTTATAAAGATTTAAATTTAAACTTCACTCGTAATCCTGCTACAAGAGATGTGGCAAAATTACAAGATATTGAAGCTGTAAAAAGAGCAGTTCGTAATTTGATTAATACAAATGAAGGTGAAAGACCATTTCAACCTAGATTAGGAAGTGGTGTTCGAGCTTTGTTATTTGAAAATATGACACCGGTTACAGAAACACTATTACAAGATAAAATTGAGGAAACAATTAGAGTATATGAACCTAGAGCACAATTAATAAGTGTAATGGTTAATGGAGATGTAGATAGAAATGAATATTTGGTGACTATAACTTTTAGAGTAATTAATTTATCTCCTGCACCAATTACAATAACAGAATTTTTACAAAGGTTAAGATAAGATGGCAACAAGTAAATTAAAAATATCAGAATTTGATTTTACAAATGTAAAAACAAACCTAAAACAATTTCTTTCCAACAATGATGAATTTAAGGATTACGATTTTGAAGGTTCTGGTATGGCCGTCCTTTTAGATTTATTAGCTTACAACACTCACTACCTTGCTTACAATATGAATGTAATGGGTAATGAAATGTTTATTGATACAGCTGATTTAAGAAATAGTATTGTATCTCACGCCAAAACTTTAGGTTATACTCCAAATTCAGTTAGAGCACCAACTGCTGATATTAATGTAGTAGTTAATAATGCTACTGGAGCAACTTTAACAATGAATGCTGGAACACAATTCCAAACAACGGTAGATGATATTGGTTATAATTTTGTAACTATAAGTTCAACTACAATTTCACCTGTTGATGGTGTTTATACTTTTTCTAATTTAAAAATTTATGAAGGTACTTATGTCCAATATGATTACACTTATGATAGTTCAGATGTTGACCAAAGATTTTTAATTCCATCAGCAAATGCTGATACATCTACATTAAAAGTTTCTGTTCAAACAAGTGATTCAGATACAACAACATCCACTTATACTAAAGCAACAGGAATTACTTCTTTAGATTCAACTTCAAAAGTTTTCTTTTTACAAGAAGCTGAAGATGGTCAATTTGAAGTTTATTTTGGTGATGGTGTTATTGGTAAAAAATTAGATGATAATAATATAATTAAATTATCTTATGTGGTTACAAATAGAGAGGACGCAAATGGCGCTTCAAGTTTTACTTTATCAGGAAATATTGGAGGATTTTCAAATGTTGCTATAACGGTTAATTCAAATGCAGCTAGTGGTGCTGAAGCTGAATCAAATGATTCAATTAAATACAATGCACCTAAATCTTATGCAGCTCAAGACAGAGCAGTAACCATAGAAGATTATAAACAAAAAGTAAAAGAATTATATGCTAATGCTCAATCTGTAAGTGCTTGGGGTGGGGAAGACCATTCTACACCTTACTATGGAAGAGTTTATATTTCAGTTTATCCAAAGACTGGTTCTAATTTAACAACAGCAACTAAAAATTCTATTGTAACTTCTTTAAAAAATTATTCTATTGGATCGGTTACACCAGTTATTTTAGATCCAGAAGTAACCTATATTTTATTAACTTCAAATGTTAAATATAAAGAAGCTTCAACTGAAAAAACAGCAACTACTTTAAAAACAGAAATTACGGATGCTTTAACATCCTACAATACAGATACTTTACAACAATTTGATGGTATGTTCAGATATTCAAAAGTTTTAGATACAATTGATGATGTGGATACAAATGCTATCCTATCTAATATCACAACGGTTAAATTAAGAAAAACTTTTTCACCAACGATAAGTTCATCAACAAAATATACAATTAGTTTTTCTAACGCATTATATAATCCACACTCTGGACATAATGCAACAGCAGGAGGTATTTTAACTTCTACTGGATTTAAAATTGATGGCGATACAACAAATGTATATTATTTAAATGATGATGGTGCTGGTAATGTTAGATTATATTATCTTGTTGGTTCAGTTAAAACATATACAAATAATACTCAAGGAACAATTGATTATAGTACAGGAGATGTTGTATTAAATTCATTAAATATTTCTTCAATAGAAAATATTAGAGGTGCAGCTTCTACGGTAATAGAATTAACGGTTTCTCCAAATTCTAACGATATTGTTCCAGTAAGAAATCAAGTCTTGTCAATAGATGTTGCTAATAGTAATATTACGGTTGAGGCTGATACCTTTGAAGGTGGTTCTTCTGGTGCAGGTATTGGTTATACAACTAGTTCCAGCTACAACACCTAATGACTAATGGCTAAATTTACTAAAAAATTATCCGAAATAATAAAACAACAGGCTCCGGATTTCGTTTTAAGCGACCATCCGAAGTTTTTAGAGTTTGTAAAAGCTTATTATGCTTTTATGGAATGTGGTGAATTAACTTTATCAGGAATTTTATCTCCAGATAATGTACAATTAGAAACAGCAACAGGTGTAACCAATTTCTTATTATTAAACTCATCTGATTCTCACGGCTTAGATAAAGAAGATAAAATCCTTTTTGAAGATACTACATATGGTCATTTTCAAAATGGAGAAATAATTACAGGTTCTACATCTGGAGCAACTTCAACAATTTTGGTTGAAGATTTAGATAATTCTCGTTTATTCATTAATGCTGAAAATAAATTTATTGAAGGTGAAACAATTGTTGGAAATATTTCTAATTCAATTGCAACCGTATCAACTTATAGAGGAAATCCAGTAGAGAATATCCAAGACTTATTAAATTATCCTGATCCAGATAAAACAATTCAAGGATTTTTAACTAAATTTAGAAATGCTTTTTTACAAACTATTCCAGAGAGCTTACATAGTTTAGTAGATAAAAGAAAATTAATTAAAAATATTAAATCACTTTATAGAGCAAAAGGTACAAAGCGTGCTAGTGAAATGTTTTTTAAATTATTGTTTAATGAAAACGCTGAAGTAACTTATCCAAAAGAACAAATGATTCGTGTATCCGATGGTGATTGGGATACAAAAACGGTAATTAGAGTTAAAGCTACAGGTACCCAAGACTTAACAAAATTAGTAGGACAAACAATTACACAAGCAAATAATCCTGGTGATATTACAATTAATGAAGCTACAGCTATTGTAGAATCAGTAATTAAAGTTTTAATAGGTGGTATTGAAATTACTGAAATAACTTTAGGCGATGATACAATTGTAGGAACTTTTGTTATAGGACAATTAATTACTGGTACTGATAATACAGATGAAGATGTACAATTAAGTGGTACAATAACAGGATGTCCTGCTACAACATCAATCACAAATGATGGAAATTTATATGCTAGTGGAGATTTAATTACATTAACTGGTGGTGGTACAGGTGCTACTATGCAAGTTAATGATGTTGGTAGAGGACCTATAACTGAAATTATTGTAGATACAGCAGGTAGTGGTTATGAAATTGGAGATTCAATTACATTTACAAATACTGATACTGGAGGTTCTAGTGCTCAAGCAAAAGTATCTGTAGTAAATGGAGGATTTACTCCTGAATCAGGAACAGATGAAACAAGTTCAATAGACCATATTGTTTTAGAAGATGAAACACAAAGTGGTGATCCATATACAGGAAATAAAATTGTACAAGAGTCTGGAACAGGTAATAATGATATTACAGATATTAGAATGATTGAAGGTGGTCACGGATATGGATCTTTACCTACGATAACGGTTTCAAGTTCAGGTGGCTCAAGTGCTAAAGTTTTAGCTTATGGTACTGATATTGGTAGAGTTCAATCATTAAAAACTATTGAATTAGGATACGATTATAATTTATCGCCAACTCCACCAACAATAGATTTACCAACTTATATATTAATTAAAGGTCCATCTGGAGGATTTACTTCAGCTGATACAATTTCAGGTGGTAGTTCAAGTGCTAGTGGAAAAGTAGTTAGTTATAATTCATCAACGCAAGTATTAAAAGTTAGTTCGGTTACAAATGGACCATTTACATTAGGAGAAACTATTACTGCTTCTCCAGGTGGTTCAACTGCAACGGTTTGTAGAGTAGATACTTCTACAGCAACATCTACGGTTAATGCTGTTGTAACTACGCAAGGTGCTTATATTGGAGAAGATGGATTCGTTTCTGAAAATACAATGAAGATACAAGATAGTTTATACTATCAGGATTATTCATATGTAATTAAAGTAGGTCGTTCCATTGCTGAATGGAGAGATAGTTATAAGAAAACTTTACACCCTTCTGGTTTTTACTTTACAGGACAAGTTAATATTCAATCTCAATTAGATTTACAATTGAGAAATGTAACTGGTATCAATAGTGGTGTTGTTGAAGTTATACAAGGTGTTGTTAAAGTTATCTTTGCACCTATATTGGGAAGAAGATTAGGAACAACAACTGATGGAACAACTTTAAGAGCAAATCCACATATAGGAGTATATGGGGACTTAACAGATAGTACAGCAGAACACTTTACACCTAATACAAGAGATTTAACGATTAATCAACTTATATCTTTAAGATTCCGTTCTGGTGGTTCAATTACAGCCGCAGGAACAGAAATACAAAGAGGATTTTTATATGCAGGACCTAGATATAATACTATCAATAGAGAGGTTTTTAGAACCTTTGCTGATGGTATTCATATTGCATTAGAAGAAGGAATAGGATCGGGTCATATACTTGATGAAACTGATGGAGATAACATTTTATACGAAGATAATGATATAAAAGGTTATACAATAGATAATCTAAATAGTTTAACGATTAATGGTACTGGATCATCATTAGACGGCACAACTGCCTTAATGGGGATGACAGGAACCGATGATTCAAGGAAAGTTAGAACACATCTAGCAATGCCTACACATATCACGGTAACACCAACTTAATAGAGAAAGGGATATAAATACCATTATAAATATTAAAAGGAAATAAAATTATGCCAGCAATAGTAACCAATAAATTCAGAATACACAACGCTGAACAATTTAAGGAATCATTTTCCGAAGCTTCACCGAATGTGTATTATATGATGTTAGGTAGACCACAGGCCTACGCTACATCAACAAGGGGAGATTCTCGTACAGAAAACGAAGGTACTGATTTAGCCCCAATAACACCTGCAGATGATATAGTAACAGAATTTTACAATTTTGATGAAGGTATCGCTGCTAAAAAATTAGGTAGTTCAGATACCGCTTATGTTGTTCCAAGAAGAAATTGGGCAACAGGTACGGTATACGATTA